CTGATTGTGGGAAGATGTTAACCTATACAAGAAAGGATTCATTTGATAGAGCAGTTGGTAATAATTCAGTATGTAAATCATGTGCACAATCAGATAGAAAATTAACTATTCAGACCATTGAGAAGATGAAACAACCAAAATCCACACAACATAAGAAAAAGATTTCAAAATCTATATCAATGTGGTGGGAAGATAGAAAAGATGATAGAGAAAGTAAATGGCTACGATAGGTTTAAAACAATTAGATAGTGTTCTATCTGGTTCATTACATGTTTCAGGTAGTACAAGAGTTACAGGCTCACTAACTGCAAATACTACATCAACAGGTTCTACTGCCATTTTTACAAACAATATACAAAACGGATATCCAACATCTAATCCTTGGGGTTCAAGTTTAGATGGTAGTTATTTTAATAATTTTGATAATACTACTCATGTAAGTGAGATTTTAAGATTTATGGCAGGTGTATTAAGTTCATCATTAGATGTTGCAGACGCAACTGCTAATACAAAAACATTTGCAAGTGTAGATACTAATGAAAATAGTTTAGGAACTACAGATAGTGTTGATGGGTACGTACCAACAAATTATACTTCTCTAAGTAATGCAACACTAAACTATTTAGTATCTAAGGGTTGGGCAAGTGTTGGTTCTACAATCTTTAATGGTATTTCAGTATATCATGATAATGGAAGTTCTTATTCTGTAGACTTTGATTCTAATAGTGGTGGTTCTACAAGTGTTAGTTCATCTGTTGATTCAGAGTTATTCGGTTTAGGTGGTTTGACAAGTGGTGGAGCAACAGAATTTAAAGTTAGAGTTGTCGCCACACAATCATTTAGTGATACTGGTAGTATTTCAACTCCTAATCAAAGTAGTAATACTTTTACTACACAATCCTATAAGGATATATCAGTTAGTTCTTTTGGAACATCAAATGGATTGACATTGGCAAAAATAAATACTGCTCAATCTGCAGTTATTCCAGCAGCGTATCAAGATGGAAAATTTGAAAATGTTGGTGGTACTACGATGACTGGTTCCTTATCAAGAAAGTATGGAGCATCAGCGACTGATTTCACAAGTGTATCTTCAAGTGGATATTATAGGTTTCATGATTTGAAAGTTGGTATGGCAACAGGTTCAGGTAATTATCAATTTGTAAATGGTACTACAACAAACAGATTCTATGCACCAATTGACCAAATAGAAAGTGATATCGGAACGAATTCATTAGCAGATGTTGGAACAACACACAAAAATTTAACTGCAACATCAAGAAGTTTAAGTGGAGTACCTTATTTAATAGATGCTACATATGAGGTATCAACAAAAATTACAGGATTATTTAATCCAATGTATGCCGCATCAACAACTTTAGTAGATATGACAGCAGGTTCAGTCGGAGTTGGTAGCGTTAGTATAAGTGGAGATGTCATTTCTACAAATGGTGGAACAATACAAACAAGTGGAAAAGTTTTTCAAAGTGATGGGAGTACAGCCGTAAATAGTGGTGTCCCAAGATATAATGATATCGCAATAGTAACTGCTTCGGTCAGTTATGATAGTGGAACTTCAGATAATATAAATCAAAGTGGATTTTCTGATACATCATTTACGGTCGCTACAAAAGCGAGAAATAGAGCAAGTTCACAATCTACATTAGATACACAGACCATTTCATATCATACTGCAGGAACCTTTGGTCAACCATCAGCAAGTGGTAGTTTAGGAATTTATGGAAGAGCACAAGGATATGATGGTGGTACATTACAAGGAACAACTGAAACATTTAGTGGAGAAGATTTTAGAATAGTATTAAATAATAATATTACATCGTATAGTGGAACTGCTTGGACTACGAGTTATGATTTAACCCATTTGGGTAATTATGATTTACAAGTAAAACCAGGATTCTTGGTAGACCCAGGTGGGGATTATAGATATTGGTATGTATCTAATCATGGTAGTGGAACATATAAGTATTATGTTAGAAGATTCCAAAAAACAAGTGGAAACAAAACTCAAATGACTATAAACTTGAATAACAAAACATTAGTGAATTGGAATTCTACTTCAGATGGAATAGCATGTGCATTAATATTTAAGAGTGGTACAAGTGCTGGTGGAAATACAAGTATAACTACTTGTAGATTATATGACCCAAGTGATACCACAAGTAACTTAATTGAGAGTGGAATAAGTAATGATAATCATAAAAATCCATTCTCAAGTAATATAGATTTATATGGAAACACAGGTGGTAGTGTTTCAAGTAATACTTATACCGTCCCTTTGAGAAATTCAGATGGGATGTATTTAGATGCAACAGATGATGAACTTTATGTAGTGGTGAGATACAAGGGAGACCCTGCACCAATACAATCAATAACATTAGGGTATAGTTAATGGCTATTAATTTAGAAAAAAAATCAAATAGATTACTTGGTAATAGACGATTTACAAGTGCTGATTTAAATACATCACAAGAGGCATTTACTGATGTATTGGATATTGGTGCGGATGAAATTTATACTCAAACACATTTAATACCATCAAGTAATTTACCATTTAGTGGAAGTACTCAAAGTGGACAAACAAGTGGTGTATTAAAATATTATTGTAGACAAAGATTAACAAGGTCAAATGTTGCAAACGATGTATTTTTCTTTATGGTTCCAACAGGAAGTACAGGTGGAGTAACACCACAATTGGTTCAAGATGACCAACAAACTAATTTTATATCACCTAAATATTCAGTAAGTTCACTTGCAAATGCCAATACGGAAGATTCAACACCTGGTTATGGTGTAAAAGTTTTTAAATCCACATCATTAGATAGTGCATCATTAAGTAGTGGTGATATCGTATCTACAAATGATTATCAGTTTGATTATAAAACTGGTGTATTACAATTTGATAGTGCACTTGCTTCTAATTTAGAAGTTTACATAAGTGCATATCAATATGTTGGTAAAACTTTAAGAACAGGTCTATTTATTGATGGTGATATAACTGCAAACAATTATATTGTTAGTTCATCAGTTACCAATATAACAACACAAGAATTAAGTGGTTCAACTAAATTTGGTGATTCTACTGATGATACACACCGATTTACAGGCAGTTTAAGTGTAGATAATTTTATAAGTGTCCCTACTGCAAGTTTTAATATAATAAGTGGTTCCTTGGTACCAGATTCAGCAAATCTTTATGATTTAGGTTCATCTCAATTACCATGGAGAGAGTTATATATCTTATCAAGTTCAATAAACTTTAGTAATTCAAGTAATCAATCAATAGGTAAGTTGGCAGTTGATACAGAGGGATTGTCTTTGGAAGTTGGTTTACCTGAAAATAGGGTTAAACAAAAAATTAAAGTTGATAGACAAGGTATTAAAGTTGAATCAAATGATGGGGCATTGAGTGTATATAGTGGTTCAACATTTTTTGGAGAACCATCATCATCTAATGATTTGATGGTATTAAAGAATTCAAGTGGTGACACTATGTTTAGTATAAACAATAGTGGAACTATGGTATTAGGTACAAATTCACCATTACCAACGGCTCAAGAAGGAGCTATTGCATATAGTGGAAGTAATTTTTACCTTGGTTTTGCAACATAATGATATTTATAAGTAACAATAGTGTATATACACTAATTAGGGAGAAATAAAATGGCAAGTTGGAAAAAAGTAATCGTAAGTGGGTCTTCTGCGGCACTCTCTTCTTTGACTTTAGATACTGCATTACCAGTAGCACAAGGTGGTATTGGTGCGTCAAGTTTGACAGATAAGGCAGTTCTAATCTCACAAGATAGTGGAACTGATGCAGTTGGTGCACTTGCCTTAACAACCAATGGTAGTATAGTTGTTGGTGGAACAAATGGGCCGGCAGTTGAGGCAGCATCTGATGTTGCAGGAACTGGTCTAACCGCTACTACAGGTGATGGAACATTGGTAATCAATGTTGATGCAGCACAAACACAAATAACAGATGTTGGAACATTAGATACAGGAGCTATATCAAGTGGCTTTGGTAATATTGATAATGGAACTTCAACACTTAATACAGGTAATGCAACCGTAGATACATTAATTAATGATTCTGCAGTCGCATCATCTCATATTACAGGTTCATTTACTGGTTCCTTTATTGGGGATGGTAGTGGATTAACAGGAACAGGTTTAGATGTTGATGGTTTAAGTAACTATGGTGCTCAAACAATAGCACAAACAGATGACCATTTCTTGATTTCAGATGATGGAACAGAAAAGAAAATTACATTTAGTGATTTAGAAGATAGTATATTTGCAAACATAAGTGGAGACGCAACCGTAGCTGGTGGTGGTGCATTAACAATAGCATCAGACTCAGTTTCTAATAGTATGTTAGAAAATATGACTCGTGGTACTATTAAAGTTGGTGGGACATCAAATGCACCTACCGATTTAGATGCAAAAACAGATGGACAAATACTTGTTGGTGATGGAACTGATATTGCTTCAGTCGCAGTTAGTGGTGATATTTCATTAGCCTCTAATGGAGCAGTAACAATCGCAGCAACATCAGTTGAGAATAGTATGTTAGCTGGTTCAATTGCAAATTCTAAACTATCAAACTCAACAATTAGTGGAGTTGCACTCGGTAGTAATTTGAATGATTTAACCGTAGATGATACTACAATTGAATTAAATAGTGGAACTACATTTAATGGTTCAGCCGCAAGAACAATATCTGCCAAAACTGCAGCAATCGCAGATGGTGGTGGTGCACTTGCAACCGCAGACCAAATTCATACATTCTATACTGCAGGTGGTGCAGATTTAGCAACTGCATTAAATACAGATTTAGGTGGAGATTTCACAATCGGTAATCAATCAAGTGATACTGCAACATTTAGTGGGGCAGTTATGGTTGAGGGTAATTTAACTATTAAAGGTACACAAACTTCACAGAATGTAACAAATCTATTAGTTGAGGATAAATTTATCTTATTAAATAGTGGTTCTGCCGCAGGTGATGGTGGTATTGTAGTTCAAACACATAGTGGATATAGTGGTAGTGCATTATTTTATGATGATAGTGCTTCTCGTTGGGGATTAACCAAAGCAGATGACACTGCACAAAGTGCAACAAGTGCAACACCAAGACAATATATTGTTTCGGTTAGTGGTTCAACAGAACCACCTGTTGTTGGTAGTAATCCACAAGACTTTGGTGGGGCAGCAGGTAATAGAATCGGAATGATGCATATAGAAACAGATACGGGAGATATCTATATTTGGTCATAAAAACAATAGAGGTTAACAAATGGGAATAGTGAAAAAACAACAAGAGAAAAAAGATGATGGTCTTGAATTCTCAAAAAAAGAAATAGAGTTTCTTTTGTATTTGATACAAGAAGGAATGATACCTGGTAAAAGATTATCAGAGGCAGTTACTATTGTAGAAAAACTGCAAAGAGAATATAGTAAAGTAATTAGTGAATAACTTATTGGCCTTGTGTGGCAACAAGGAAGTGGGCCGAAGAGGTAACCAACCATAAGGAGAAACAATAGATGCCAAGTTGGAAAAAATTAATAGTTAGTGGTAGTGATGCCGTAATACCAAGTGTATCAACAACAGGTGATTTTACCATTGATGCTGGTGGAGATATTATACTTGATGCAGATGGGACTGATATTCTCTTAAAAGATGGTGGAACTGATTTTGGTAGTTTTAAAAGAGCTTCTTCTGATTTCGTTATAAAATCCGCAACTAACAATAAAGATATATTATTAAAAGGAGTTGATAACACATCAACTATAACAGCATTACAATTAGATATGTCGGAAGCAGGAGATGCATATTTTAATAATGATATAAGTGGTTCAACAATTAGGGCAAGTGGTGATGTTATTGCATATAATTCATCCGATGAAAGATTAAAAGATAATATTGAATATATACACAATCCATTGAATAAAATTCATAAAATTGGTGGTTATACTTTTGATTGGAATGAAAAACAACAAGTGTATCATGGACATGATGTTGGAGTTCTTGCACAAGAAATAGAAGAAGTTTTACCTGAAGCAGTAAGAGATAGAAGTGGTGGATACAAAGGTGTTCAGTATGATAAGATTATACCACTACTTATAGAGGGTATCAAAGAATTAACTAAAAAAACTAAGAAATTAGAAAAAGAAATTAGGGTTTTACGACATAAAAGTTAATATTTATATATAGTAACAAAGGAGTTATAATGGCAAAGAAAAAACAAGAAGTCATCACATTTACAGAAGACGAATTAAAATCTTTAGAAGCAATCAGAAATGATTATATAAATCTACAGAATGAATTCGGTAGAACCAAAGTAAGAAAA